TTTCGGCTTCAGACGGCGTCCCGAGGCGCTTAGCGAGCTCAGCGGCCGGATTCGCCGGCGCGGGTGGCCGATTACCGAGGACCGTCTGTAACGCCTTATCTGGTGCCACGCCGCGCTTAATCAGCTGCTGCACGTTGTTGACTTCGGCCGGCCGGGGCACTTCTTTCGCGTCGGCAAAGGCTTTCAGGGCCGACCGGAAGGCATCCGGCGTCGACATCGGCGGCGATACCGCTTCAGGTGCCGCTGCGGCGGGCTGGGCGGGCGCAGGCGAGGCGACCTGCGCCGGTATAGGGGTCTGGGCCTGTGGCGCCGCTGGCGCCGCCTGAGCAGGCGTAGGCGCTGCTACGGGCGGTTCTACTGGTGCCGCCTTGCCTTTGATGGCTTCTGCGAGGTCGCTTAGGATGCTGACCGCTTCCTGCGGCTTCTTGAGAAGGCTTGGCGTAACAAAATCCAACAACTTCCCCGCCAGTTTTTCCCCAACTTTAGCTTTCAGGTTATTAACCGCCCCTGTCACAGCCTTGGCCGCCATCGGCCCACCGACGACGGCAATCTGCGCCAGTCCAGCCGGTGAGAGAATCGAATCGATGGCATCAATGCCAGTCGGACGCCAGAGCGGCGTGTCGAGCTTTTCTCGTAAACCCGGCCCAACGGGAGAGGCCAGATCGTTCGGGTCATTGCTCTTCAAATACTCCATCGTCGCCGCGGTCGGGTTTGGCGAGGCTTTGATTTGGTCGAATGTTGAGCGCGCATCAGCCGGCGCTGGCGTGGCAGCGGGTTCTGACCAACCCTCCTGCTTCAACTGCTCGAGCGTCTTACCCGGCCCTACTGCCATGTTTGGCCGCCATCGGTCGAAACGACCTGCCGCCGTTCGCCCTTCTCGTTCGTCAGCACCTTGATTTGACGCAAGGGATTGAGGCTGACGGCTTCGAGTTTCTTGCGTCGGTCTTCTTCTAACTCAGTCGGGGCGAGGTTGCGCAAATAGGCCATCTCGCCTTCCCGATTCGTTTCGGCGGTTTTGCCCTGCCGCTCGATGGATTCCTTCATGAACTTCGTGAGCGCGTCGGTATTCGCGGCGACGGGTTGCCCCGTGAGCCACGTCAAGGCGCCCGCCACATCGCCCTTCGCCGTGCGCTGCTGGAATTCACGCATGAGCCCTTCACCGGCCGGGCTGCTCCCTGCCGTCAATTTCGCCAAGCCCATCGCTAATTCATTCATCTGCACGCGCGGGATATCGTAGCCGCCAGTCTTCGGGTTATACGTCTGCTCAAAGAGCGAGAGCAGATGATTCGCCTGTTGCACTTTCGCATCTTCAAGACCGATCCCGCCAGAACGGCTCGACATGCCACGCAACAACGCCGTTCGATATTGCTGCTCCAGCTTGCCCTGATCGGGCGCAGCTGATTTGTTTTTCTCGATATTCACCCGCTGCTGCTCAATGCCGATCCGTTGCGCGCCCTGCTTTAACTGTGCCTGCCGGTCAGCTTCTTGTCGCTGCTGGTCAGGCGTCAATCCGCCCACGGTTCCCGCAGCGACTTGCTGCTGCACGGATGACTGCGCCTGTTCGCCGGGGATCTTCGCCGCCGTCGAGCGGTCAGCCATCGTGCGCAAACCGTCGACGTGCTCCTTGATCCAGTCGGGACCATTCTGCAGCGCCAACTGCCGATAGTTCGCCGCGGTTGTGGCGAAATCAGGGAACCGCTGCTCGAGTTCCTTTAGGCCAGCTTCGAAGGCTGCCGGCGCGTAGTTATGCGCCGCGATGCCATTAGCCACTACGCCCACTACATCCTGCTTTGCCTTCTCGGCTTTCGCCGTCGCGTCAGCTGCTTCGGCTTTCGTCTTGGTATAGTCAGCCGCCGACTTATCGAGATCCTGAAACGACTTCAGGGCGCCCAGATAGTGCTCAGGCGACTTCACGCGAATCGTCTCAAGCAGCGCATCCCGCGTGATGGCCGGATTCCCGATGATGCTATTGAATGTGTCAGCTTCCTGCTGTTTCTTCTGGCTCTCGGCAATCTGCTGCTGCCGCTCTTTTTCGAGCGTCTGTGCGGACTGAATCTCCTGCCGCTGCCGCTGAATGGCGCCAATCTGCGCCAACGTCTGAAACGGCGTATTAAAGCCCTGCGAGGGTGGCTGCTGGTAGATGGACGTGTCAATCGGCATCACTTACCCTGCGTAGTTCGGCGGCACGGCATACGACGATGCCTGGTTCTGTTGCGGCTGCTGGCCGAGTTGTCCGAGCGCCCAGAGCTGCGTGCCGTAGTTCGCGGCATTCCCCAGCGCCCCGCCCCAATTCGCGCCCTGATTCATGGACCCGGCCGCCTGCGCGTTCCCGATGCCTTCATAGGCATTGGTCGCCTGATTGCCGTAGTTCTGCCCGGCCTGCCCCATTTGGCCATTCGCGGCCAGTCCGAGCTGCGCGAGCGAATAGTTGTTATTGAACAATTGCTGATTCGCGCCCTGATTCGCGTTGAACGTCGAGAGCCCTTGGTTGTAGTTCTGCCCCTGCTGGTTCAGCGCCAGATTGCCGTAGCCGAGCCCGGCCTGCACATTCGCGCCATACGCGCCCAGTGCTGTATTCGCGTTCGTCTGATAGGCCGCCAGCGCGTTCTGATTGTTCGCCTGACTCGCCGCGAACTGGTTCGCCTGGTTCGCGTTCTGTGTGTTGTAGTTCATGCCCGCATTGAACTGCCCGGCCTGCAGGTTCGCGCCCTGATTCGCCAACTGGCCCTGCAGATTCTGCCCGGCGTTGAACTGGTTCGCCTGCATCGTGTTGCCGATGTTCTGCGCCTGCGCGTTGTAGTTCTGCCCCGCGTTGAACATCCCGGCGGCCTGCTGATACTGATTCGTCAGGCCGTAGGCTTGCGCGAGGTTGGCGTTGTTCGCCTGGTTATACGCCAGCGTGTTCCCGGTGTTCGTCTGGTAGGCGTTCAGCGAGTTCTGATACATCTGCTCATACTGCTGGCCAGCGAGACTGGCCGCCTGCTCCTGCAGCGCCTTCCATTCGTTGCTGCCGCGGGCAATACCCTTCGCGGCGCCCGAGTTCACCAGCGACTGCATGGCCTGCTGCTGCGCATACTGGAAGTTCGGATCGTTCTGCACATCCGCCATCGTCGGCGCTTTGAAGCCGGCCGGGTCGGCCAGCGTGCGCGCCTGCAGCGCCTGCGGCCCCTGCACGGTCTGCGGCGTGATGCTCCCCGGCTGCGCGATGCCCTGCGGACTCACCTGTGACGCAGTCACGGCCGCCGGCTGCGTAATCGTCTGCGGCGTATAGTTCGTCTGGCCGGTGAAGGGTGCGGGCGCCTGATAGTTGCCAGGATTCCCCAGCGTGCCGCCACCCGCGCCTGCCCCTTCCGGCAGCATAAACTTGCTGACGATATAGTTCGGATCGTTCCCGAGCTCGCCGCTCGAAATCTTACCGGCCCAATACCCCGGATCGTTTTTCAGGGACGGATTCGCGCCCGGCTGATTGCTGTAATAGCTGATATATGCCTGCACGGAGGCCGGGTCATTGCGGTTCAACGTCGGAGGGCCGCCGCCCTGCTGACCGCCTCCGGTCTGCTGCGTCAGCCAATCCGGCGCCCCGCCCTGAAACTGCTGCGTCATGCTGCCGTCAGCATTGCGCGTGAAGTATTGCCCCCCGCTGCCATACACCGGCACGCCATCGGGCGCCGTGGCCACTTGCGGCATGCCCTGCTGCTGGCCCTGCTGATTGACACCCGCAATCTGCTGCGTGAACCAATCGGTCGTGCCTTGCGGGTCGGTCGGATTCGCCATCTAGCCCACCACTTTCGCGCCACGCTGCATCGCTTCCTGCACGCGGGCGCGAGGGAATCCCTGCAACGTGCGCCCATCCGGCGTCTGAATCGTCACGGTATCGCCCTGCCCGCCCGCCGCAGGCATCCCCGGCATCGACTGACCCGGCGGCTGGCCGAGCGCCCCCAGCGATGGCATTTGCTGCGACGGCATCTGCGGCAGGTTCGGCTTTGGCACGCCTTGCGAGTAGTTTGACGGATTGAACTGCGCGGCCGGCTGCGCGGCCATCTGCCCGAGGTGCCCCAGCGTCTGCTGCCCGGCCTGCTGATAGGGTGCCGCGGCCTGCTGCTGGTTGCCATACACCTGCTGTTGGACCGCCAGCGCCTTGTTGGCCGCGTTCGTCTGGGCATCCACGGCTTTGCCGGTCTGATGGCCCTTAATGGCGGCTTCCGCCACGCCTGCGCCCGCAGAGGCCGCCGTGAGGCCGATAATCGCTGCCGTCGTGAGTGCGCTCATAATTTCACCTGATAGGCCGTTTCGACGGCTTCATACCCAAGGCGTTCATACATCGCGCCGACATGGGGACTCTCAGCCGGCGCAATCATCTGCAGCGATGAAGCCCCATACGCCCGTGCCCAGTTTTCCGCTCGCCGCAGCAGCCAGCCACCCGCGCCGCGGTCCTGCGGATTGAGCCACCAAAAGAGTTCACCCGCCACCGTGCGCCCGCTCATCGGATGCACATAGCCGAGCACGCCGATCAGGCCAATCACGACGGCATCCCGTTCCGCCACGAAGATGACGGCCGAAGGGTTGCGCAGGATGCCCTCGAGGAACGCCTGCAAGGCTTCCGCGCTCGCGCCCACATATTCGCGATACTTCGTGGACGTCACGAACTGCCGCAGAAGGATGACCAACGCGGGCACATCTTCATAGACGGCCTGCCGATACGCAATCGCCGGCCTCGCCTCAAGCGTGGTCGCCTGCACTTGCTTCATATCGCCGCCACGGTCCAATTCGTGCCGTTGAAGAACGCGCCCACCGTGAACCCGCCCCCGCCCGCGACAACCGCCCCCCAGGTGTTCACGGTCGAATCCGTCACGACGTAGATCATGCCCGCCACTGGTGTCGGCAGATTCGCAAACGTCGTCGGCGTCGAGTTCCCCGGCGTGCCGTTCACGGCAGCCCGCAACGCATTGAACCACTGGCCCCACGTCCAATTGAGCAGATGGCCTTCAAGCGGTGGCGTCTTGACCGGATACGGCGTAATCACGACGTGCCGACCGTTACATCAATAAGCGCATCCACCCAGCGAGACGGCACCGGATCTGTATCAATGAAACGATCAACGCGATTCCGAGCCTGGCCACACTGCGTCCATCGAACCCGAGTATCATACGCGCCGATCGGGCCCGCCGAGGCCCACTGTTCGTTGCTCCACGTCTGCCCGCCGTCTTTCGAGGTCTGCCGCATAATCTGTGGGTCCGAGCCCTGCCCGGTCTGCACGCCTTGCCCCACGTCCATCACCAACTGGATCGCATGGGTGGTGAATCGCTTCTGGTCGAACGACAGGCGAGGCGGCTGCCGTAGCCGGCGAATCGCGGCGCCGTCCACATCCATGAACAGCGTCGTGCTCATGCGATAGATGGCGCCCGTGATGCGGTCCTGCACCAGATTCCGCGTCAAGTCGGAGGCAAAGAACATCGGCCGATAGGCCAGCCACTCCGCCGTAGTTGTATTCCAATACAGCCGCTCATGGAAGAGTCCCGTTGACTGGTCAAATACCCACGTCCGTTCCGCCTTGGGAAACGTCAGCACGTAGAAGGTATGGCCGTTTTCCTGATAACTGAAGGACACGGCATCCGAGAGATCGCCGTAGGTTTCAATCGACGCCTCCACGGCATGCGTGCTGATGCGCCCTGGCGCGTAACCCGTGGCGCTGACAAGCTGGCCGCGCCCCTGCTCGTTGTGCGACAGCCAGATGAGCGACGTGCCAAGCCGTGCGCCTGAGAACGAGGCCGCCGTGCCCTGCTGCATGAACGCTTCTTGAATCGGCGCGAACGGAAAGGGCGCCGTGCCCGCATCCCACAAGACGTCGGACGTGTGCTCGCCCAGCAGATAAATCAGGCGGTTGACAACATACAACGCTTTCCACGGGTCGCTGCCTGACGTGCGCTGCAGAATCGCGCTTGAGATGCTGGTGAAATCTTCGAAGGCGGTGACGTGCAGCGTCGACGTGGAGGCGTCGAGAATGGCGCCGAAGCCGTCGAGAAAGCCGCACATCGTGGCGCCGCTCGTCAGCACTGTGGTAAAGGTGTTCGTCGTGAGGTCAAGCACGTAGAACTGATCGCCACTGGTCAGCCCGAGTTGGTGCCCGCCGTCGCCGTTCGACATAAATGTGACGGGATTGTTATTCCGCGCGATGATCCCGCGGGCCGTGGCGGTATTGTCCGCGTTGAGCTCGTAGAGCGTGAAGCCGGTGACGAAGAACGTGCGGCCGGATTCGGAGAACATGCCAGCGCCGAAGTTCGCGGGCGGCGCTACGATGAGTTCAAAGCCGGGACACTGCAAGAGTGCGCCCGGCGTCGGCGCCGTTTGCGATTCGTTCATTTCGACAAAGCGATTAATCAGGCGTTCGGCATCCGCCATATACGACTGGCTCTGATACGATGGACCGAGGAAGCCTGGATAGGACGGCATTAGGACACGCCGAGACTCACCGCGAGTGCCGAGGCGGGCGCGCTCGAGCCGCTCGACGTGGTCGTCGCAGCCACCCAGAGGCCGTCTTTGAAGTAGATGCCGCCGGCATCCTGTGCGCCTAGCGTTTTCGTCGTCAGCGTGGCGAGGCCCACCTGAAACTTCGGCACCGTCGTGCCCACGGTCGGCGCAATTGCCGTATCGTAGAAACTGACGTAGGACGCAGCCGCCGCGGCGTTGTAGATGTCGTAGTCGTAGAGCTTGCAGCCGGCGCCAGACACACAGATCGGCGTGGCCAACAGGCCGGTCATCCCATTCACGAGGTAAGGCGTTGCCATCGCTGCTCCTTATCGGTTCCCATACGTCGAATTGCCGGTGAGGTAATTCCAGCCCGCGCCCGCGCCAGGCACGAGTGCCGGATCGACCGACATCGCGCCCGGGTCCACGTTCGGCTTCTTCATGTTCTCAAACGCCGCGCGCGCCATCCCCGGCAACAGCGGCACGGCATCCAGCTTCACGCCAAAGGGCGAACAGAGCCGCAGCGCCAGTTGATACAGGAAGGCATCCGCATACCCTGGCGGCCCTTGGATGATGCTGTTCAGACTCGCCGGCACGCCCACCGCTTGCGGCGAATACAGCACAATCGTGAGACTCTGCGGCTGCGGCCACAGAAACAGCGTGGCATTCGCGTCCGTCAGGTTCGTCTGGTAAAAGCTCTGCGTCGGCAGCGAGGACGGCAACCCCTTGATCGACAGCGACGAGTAGGCGTCTTCGTCCATCATGCCGATGGCCACTTCGATGGCCGGCGAGGAGCCGGGAATGACGAACTTCACGGCATTCAGCCACATGGGCCGGTCCATGTTCACCGTTTGCCCAATGCCGACTTGCACACTGGACGTCGTCGCCGGCCATGTAAACGCCGTGCGCAGCTGCAGCGACAATGTCAGCCGGTCAGCGGCCCACGTATCAATCATCGACTGCACGCGCCGCAGCCCAATATCGGCTTGTGGCGCGCTGGCCTGCTCGCCGGGCTCGAGCACGCCGATCTCGACCAGTGCATCCGCAATGAGCGAGCGCACCGTAAAGGCCAGCGTGCCGGATGTGCCCGTGACGGCTTGCTGCGAGGCGGCCGTGACGGTGGCCACCTGAATCGTGGCCGGAATCGCGCCTGCCCCGATGAAGGTGAACTGAATCAGCGTGTAGTTGGTTTCGGTCGCGGTCGGGAAGTAGTTATAGAGCCCGTTGCCTTCGGGCTGGCAGATCCCGCTGTTTACCGAGCCGAGGGTTTGTGTGCCACCGTCCCCGGTGATATAGACCGTGACTGCGCCCACATAGGCTTGGCCAACGGTGTTATCCACCATTTGCGCGCCAATGACCTGATTCGGTTGGTTTTTAACCATGGCTCAGCCGTGCGTAGTGTAGCACCTAGTGTGTCTCCGGTTGCGGCGCCCACGGG